TTGTTCCAACAGGACGAGTCGAGGACCGTGTAGTGAGGTAGAGGGTCTAGTTGTTCCGCTTCTAGTATTCTAGCGGCTAACTCCTCTGCTGTCAAGTGTTTTTGATACAGTTCCCTGTATATCCAGATATTGTTGTCCCAGTCGATAGCACCCCAGAGAACACAGGAGGGTGCTGCGTATCCGTAGTCGGCCATGCGTATGCGGGGCCAGTTCGTTGGAAGTTCGAATGCTTCGACGACATGCTTGGCTCGTGAGAACTCTGGGAAGGCTGCACCCTCCGCTACGTCCCAGTCGCCTTCGAGTAGACGCTTACGCTCTACGTCAGGCAGTGATCTGAGCATCGCCTCGTACTGGCCGTCTGCCATGAGGTGTGGATTGTCGGTGAGACGTGCTGGTATAAACTTGCGGAAGAAGAGTGGTTGACCTGCCTTCTCGTGTCCGGCGGGCCAGAGAAAGGGCTGCTTTGTTTCTATATCGAAGGCAGGAAAAGGCTTATTCTCAGGTGTTCCTTCGATGTAGGTTTTCTTGACCCACCAACCACCCACTCCTCCGGGGTTGGCTGTGCAGCGCATGTACAGGTGTTGCTGGAGTTCAGGATCAGTAGAACGAAGGCGAGAACGCAGGTAATCCCAGACATAAGGTGTGGGGTACTGTGTAATCTCATCTATGCCTATCCAGTTGAATGCCTGCCCCTGAAAGCGGGTTACGTCCTTGTCCTTGTCGAGATAGGTGAACCAGATGGTTGCACCGGAAGGGAAGTGCCACGTGGACTTGGACTCACGAAACTTCGCACCGGGGAATGCCTTCGTGTATAGCTGACGTGACTTGTCGATGAGTTCGGTTAGTTCGTCGAGAGTACGCCTAAGTAGAAGCCCACGATGATTAGGGTTGTGGCAGAAGCGCAGAGGATCGGCCAAGAGAGCGAAACTCTTCCCCCCGCCTGCCGCTCCACCATAGAGGCAATCCCTTTCGCTCGAACTGAGAAACTCTTCTTGAGGTCCGTTATTCGGGCGGAATACGATTTCCGCATCATCCACCAAATCTGCAACGGCTGCAGGTAGGTCATCCAAATCCCCTTGATCAATGACTGTCGTATCCTTGCCAACAAGGGCTTTCTCCACTCTACCTATCTTGGTTTCTAGTTTGCGGGCGTATCTGCGCTTGTCTTCTGCTGCCTTCGTTGTCTTGGCTGCACGACGCTTCGCTCCGTTGAGTTTCTTTTGGGCAGCACGTCGGGCACGTTCCTTTGTAGACAGGTTGTACGTGGCTTTGGGCGCGTTGGGGTCTTTCTTGGGACGTCCTGCCACCTAGTTCTTCTCCGTGCTTCCCTGTGCGGAGCGGCCACGACAAGCTTTACCCCCCATGCCTAACTTCTCACGAGGTGCCGTGCGTGGCTTAGGCTTGGGCACGGACATTCCTAACTCAGTAGAGTATCCCTTGCTTGCGCCGGGAAAGTCTAAGTTTGTTCTGTACTCGTTTGCTTTATCGCGTCTCGTCTGACGTATTCCTGCAGCCCTGTCTTTTCCAGATGTGATAGTTCTTAACCTGACAGGCTTGAATGTTTCAGAGTCAAACTCACGCAAACGCACACGCCCGCCCATAGTTTCAGAACTGCTTTTCGGAACAGCGGCAATGTTTTCATTTGCAACAATCTCATCATAGATTTTACGTTGACCAGATGTTAAGTCTGCAACCTCTGATTTCGTAATCTTGCGAAACTTTTCGTTAAATTTCTTTCTGGATTTATCGTACTCATCAAGTGCCATCGATCACGACCTCTTTCTTGGGTGGCAGCAGGACTACACCGTGTACTGCAGTTACGTTGTGGTTGATTGTCTCCTGCTGCTTCACTCCTACCCTGTTTAGGAGGCTCTCAGCGGCCTTGAGACGCAGATCATCACCGCGTTCGGGGGCGGGGTTGTCAATTGTGTCTACGAGGCGTGTAGCGGCCTTGTAGGCGTTCATAGACAGGATGTCTTTTGTGCGATCTACGATCTCTTCAGCGAGTGTTTTGCGTAACCAGACTGCACTGCCCTTCGAGTAGCCTGCATCGACGGCTGCTTGGGTTACATTGCCACCGTTTTCGAAGAGAATGTCGAGGAATTGCGTCTGTTGGGGCGTCAATTCACGCTTTTTCGGTGTTTGTTGGGGCAGGAGGTTCATAACTCAGGTCGATTCTTGTTTAGCAGGGGTACAAGTCGCGGCTACGATGACCTTTCCGGGCGTAACTGCACGTATTTCGCCTATCATCTGAACGACACGGGTCGAACAGTCGCCCTCGTCGAGGTACGGACCCTTGATATCGGTGAATTGTGTGCATTCATTGGGGCTGTGAAGCCAACAAGCGAATATCATAGCTGTGAACATAGCTGTTTTCCTAGAAGTGAAGAGGGGTGAGACGCATTCATGTCCGCTACCACTGGTTTGGTACAACTGAATTGTCGTGTAGTGGGGTGGTCCGACATAAAAATGCGGCTCACGTCAACAGTATAGGGACTTTTTACATGTGTGTCAACTTTTTTTCTTGACAAAAATCAAATCGGACTGTACTATGGGCATAGGCCCGCCGGGGTAAACCCATAGGGTACCCGCCGACACCCACCGGATACTCCCCAACGTATCCTTTTTACTCATATCGGTAACTATACTCGACACAATTGCTGTCGGGATTGCATACAAGTACTGGTACCCCCCGGGTGGCCCTACCGACCCCTATAGGGCAAATCCTATTGCCAATGCCAAGGAAACACCCCAAGCGATAAACCGCGCCGGATGAACCCGCCGGTCATACTTATATGCGCGCCCCCGTGCGTGTTAAGACTTTTGGCCTGACATTTTTACATGCCGGTTATTTTGTGGGGCGTGTGTCACGGGTAAAAAGCGCAGCAATCCCCGAACACAAGGCCCGCCAGATTATCCCGCCAATACAACCCGCTGATCTATTAACCGGCAACCGCACAAAAAAAGACCCCCGCCACTAGGGACGGGGGCAAGGTTGGGAGGAAGATTGCCGAGATATTAGCCCCTCATCGGCAGGGTAACTCTTCAGTCGTCTTTCGAGACTGTAAACTGTGCGGACGCAATAGAGCGAGGACTGCTGCTCATCCACTTCTGCAAGCCGATTGCATCCATGAAATTATCTAGGGCATCAATCTGGCTTTCGATGCCGGTGATCATCGTGCGAATTGTGCGGATTTCCTGTTCGGTAATCGCGAATACTTTCTTGGCTTCGCTGGTAGTAAGTTCGTTTTTGATCTGTGTGTTCATAACTTCTAATCCTCTTTTCCTAGATGTGTGAGGCGGGCCAACAACGACCCGCCCCGCATTATAAGCACAAGTCATGCAGCCTTTGCAAGGCGATAAATTTTAGCATATCCCCCGCGATGATTGCCGGTGTTGCGCTTATCGATCACATAGCCCGCCTTTTCAAGCTGCCAGAGATAGGTATAGACGGTTTCCTTCGTGATCCGCAAATTACCGGCCAACGTCGGGACAGCAATATAGCCAGCCTCTAAGAACCGGAGCATCTTCTTCTGTGTTGAATTCAAGCGGACGGTCACAACATCCTTCGGCTGCGGGCCGGATTCGTGCAGCGGCTGGCTCGTCTGTGCGGCAAACAAGTCACCCCGCATCTTGCTGATGATCCTGTCCCGCTCGTCACCCCTAATCACAAGTTCAAAACGGTCAGCCAGTGTCTTCAGTTCTTCGAGTAATTCTGGTGGATACTTCATTGTGTGTGTTCTTTCTGCCCATCGGGCATTGCCTAGCCAAAGATAGCTAGAATAATCAGGACCAGTAGAACGATCCAGACAAGTTTAAACGTAGATGCAATTATGTCATGCATTTAGGATGCTAATCCTTCCAAGTACTGCCAAGACGCACCACCAACAATGGCCCGCACTTGGTCGTTGCGTGTGTACCTTTTCCGCTCGTTGCGGCCAGTTTCACGGGTATCTGGCAGATGTGTTGCCCAGTGAGTTAGGGCATTGTAACCCGCCCACAAGGTAGAACCTAATTCGCGCTTCTCTTCGTTGAACCGCTCCAACATGTAGTTCAAGCGGCGTTCATTGACAGACAAGCGTTCGTCAGTCTTGGCGGCTTCGGTGTTCTTCCGACAAATCGATTCCTTGAGGATGTCGGAAAATTGTTGGTTGGTTAGGCTGGCATTGCGCCAACGCATCATCTGTTCCTTTTGGCCGGACCACATGCTAAGGCCCATTGTAGCCTTGCCGATCATAGCTTCAGCCGACACGTGGCCCCGATGAACCTTACGCTGGTGATAGGCTTTCTCACCGCCGAAAACCAACGTATTGCGGCACAAGTCACGATAAGCCCCGCTGAATATCTGCAAAGCCCAAGACATATCAACGCTGTTAAACATGTCCATCCGGCAGCGGACAACATCATCATCACCGGCCAACGTCTTAGAGCGGGACTGTAGGTCGTGAAAGTAGATAGTCCGGTGAACCCGTGCCCCTTCTTCATAGATACGGTCCACTACTTCCACATTATCAAGCGGCAAGTCAGACGCAGCCAGCAAGTCAGCCTGTGCCTTAAATAGCGTGTCGTGCGGAATCAAAGCGTAGGATTTACCGACAGGCCGGACGTTGAGCAATCCCCCCGTTGCCTTGTTCTGCAAAGCGTGGAACCCGTCAAGCGGGCGCGGCTCGACAAACTCAACATCGTGGTGAGTATAGGTCGTCTGTGCCTCAATAGGCACCCGCCGAATCTGCCCGAATTTTTCGTATAGGCTCACATCGTCAACGCGCTTATGCGTCACCCATATATTGTCACCCTGTGCCTTCGAACGGCTGGCGGCTTGGTCTTCAATCGGTATCAAATCTAAAGGCATGGTGTGCCCCTTTCGTTGGTGTTGTGTGGCTGGCGTTGGTGCCAGTTCGTGAATCATGGCATAAAGTTTGCAGAAAACAAACAATTTTTTGCCCGATCCGGAAGCTGGCGGGCTGGCCCCATCGACTCGCCGCCCGCCCGATCAATCCGCCAGTCTTGCCCCGCCCCCGAACGGACGAACAAGAAACCTTTAATTGATCCCCAAACTATCAAGCAATGCGCTGACATTATTTGATGCCCCAACGATCCCGCCAGACGCGCCAAGTGATAGCCTGTAGTTGGTACGGCATCAGGCCAAGCTGCCGCGCTGCCTCTTCGTAAGCGGATTGAAGCGCGCGATATTCAAGCTTACCGATGTTCGTTCTGTCATCGGTCAAGCCTACCTTTTCAGCGTAGGCAATGTTGCGGGCGTGGCCGTCGATTGTAACGTTGAATTCGCCCATGATGTCACAAAAGAACGATGTTATCTTTTGTCCCTTCAGCATAGCTTTTGCCGTGTCGTAGTCCGGACGCGCTGCCAAGATATCCCAAGCCTTCTGTTTCATCTTGTGATAGGTCGAAACTTTCACGGAATCGATCCCGTCGCCCCGCAGAAAAGCACCGATCAAAGCGTCGGCGTTGACAAGATTACGCGCCCACTTGTTATTCGGAGAAAGCGCAGCAATGACAGCCACCACCAAGTAAACAGCGATGTCATACTTGGCCGCGATATCATATGCCGCACACTGTGCCTTTGAATACCAAGCCATACCGCCCGCCCGCTGGTCATCGTCTGCCGTCTTGTAACATGCAACGATGTTTGCGATCATGCGTTCGTGATCAACCAGTGTTGTCTGTTTTGTCATGCCACTACCTTAATGCTGTCGCCAGTGTAAATCATAACTGTGTTGTCAGTCTCAACCCAAACCCGCGCACCACATGAAAGCGGCTTGTCCGGTGAGTAAATGACAGACGACGGGCCTTCAATCTCTACACGGTGGGCATATGTGTTTGCCTTATGTGTCTTGACAGTGATGGCAGGCTTGTTCGTGCCGTTCTTTTTGTTGGCGCGGATAACGTGCTGGTTTATGTGTATTCGTTTTTTCATTGTGTTGTGTCCCTTCGTTAGAAAACGATGTGACAAACCTACGGACGATATCCGGCATGGTCAAGCTTTTTTATTTGTTGTCCCTTTTCGTGCAGCCAGCAGGA